GGAATATTAGAATCAGTTGCAAACTCCCAATTATGTCCAAATTGCATACATAAAGGTCCAGGAAGATCAACGTTCATCGGTTGTGGTCCTCTAAATAATACACCCATTGCTGACTGAGGAAAACCACTAACTATTCCTGCTACATAAGAGTTATTACAAAGTTCAGAGGCAGCTCTTATGATGCATTGTAATCTGCTTCTATACCATATTGTATCAAAATCAACTGGTCCAGGTGTATATGTTGTATTACTATCTTCATTATAAGTAAACTCTCCATACTCTAATGAGTTATCTGCTAATTGGCTATACTGTTCATCTTGACAACATAAACCTGCATTCTCTCCATCTTCATTAAAGAAATATCCGTCTGGACAATGCGGAGTTTCTGCTGGCCCTGTTTTAGTTGTTAAGAAGTGATTCAAGCTTGGTAGCGTAAGCTCAGGATGCCAATCATGGAATGATAACCAACCTTGTATCTTAGGATCATAACTTACTGTCCATGATACATCTCTAAAATATTCAGGATCATCTAAAGAAACAACTGATCCAGATATTGTTATTTCAGGTTCTGTAACTAAAGTACAACCACATGTAATTGATGTTGGTGTATCTGTAAGTCCTACACTATCTATTACTTCAAAGCCTGGTGGACAATCTGGTACAACAAGTGTGCCATCAACATAAACTTCATTTAAATTTGGATCCCAGTATCTTTCTGGTGGTGGACAAAATCTTTGTACTAATCCATCTATCATATCTCTAATAGCATCACTATTAAAATTACCTGTTGCTACATTTTGACTTTTAGGATGTGATGCATATTGTTCAAAGTAATCTATTTCTTGAGAAGTAACAGCACCATCACCTGCAGCTTTAAGATATATAGGATACACGGTAAGTTCTCCCCACTTATCAATTACCTCTTGTTCCTGATAAATAACTTTTCTATTATCTGATGCAATTGGGTTTGTACCATTTATATCTCCAATAACAAAATTATTCCACCAAACAGCTAACTCACTGCCAAGTGCAGAAGGATCAGTGTTATCAGCAATTGTACTAATACCATAAGGTCCTTCATCACATTCAGAATAAGGAGCCCAATTACTACCCATTACAGGTGTAGTATATATCTTACCTTCTTCACCATATTCATCAACTGAATAATCAAAAGGACTTGTAGGAATAACAATACCTACAGCAGCATCAACCGCATAATATTGATCTAAATGATTTTTACATCTTCCTCTACCAACATACCCACCATCTAAACCTTTAAAACGTACAGTTTCAGTACGGGCATATTGTGCATCTGTATCATCAATACCCGCAGCATCATTAGCATCAGAAATTTCATTCTGATCCATAAATCCATTTATTTGCCAGCCTCTTATATAATCCTCTAAATCACAACCACCCATATTTCCATCAAACTTACATGCATCATCCACTGCATTATTTAATTGTCTATTTTGTAAATCACTACTTCCAGGAAATGTTAAATTAGGTCTAAGAGTATGTTGAAATGGTGGATTGTTTGGAAGATCTACCATTACACCAGCATCTGCAAGAGGTGCTGATGTTGATGGACTATTACCAATATTACCTAAACCATCAGTTACAAAAATTAATAATTTTTGCACACCTAGCCTAGCATGTTCATAGCTAGGTTGTACGTCAGAATTATAATCTGGTTGGAAAGTTTGACCATCAATGTCCCATCCTGGATTATAAAGCATATCTAATCCATCCCATAATCCTGCAGCATGATTTGTTAACCCAGCATTAAAATTTAATGATTGATAATAGTTATCTATCCAATTTAATGCGGCATTTATTGATGGTAACATTTGCATAGGACTAGGTCCATCAACTTGAGTATATGGATCTCCAGCAAAGGTAGTCATTCCAATTTGTCTATATGACCAACCTACAAAACCAATTCTTACATCACCGCTTTCTATACCAGGTCTAAATCCTGGATTGTCTTCATCAACAACTACAACACCACCTTCTACTTTATGACCTACAAGACCAAGAAGTAATTGACGCATATCATCTTCATTAGAATTTTCACTTATACTTTGAGAAGCATCAACTGATACAATAATATCTAATGGACATGGTGTTGGTTCTGGTGTAACCCATCCTCCTTCATATTGAGTAAAGCCTTCTGTAAAACTTGACTGAAGATATATAGTATCTGTACACTGACATACAAACTCACCTTCATCATTTTGTATTAACTCAGTATCAGGTGGACATTCATATTCATATGCATCTTCTATATTACCACCATTACATAATACTTCATTATAAATAAAACCTACACCTGGCTGGTATGCCATACAATCAGGATTTATAGGTTCAAAGTCTCTTTTACAGAAATAAACAATATCATAGTTAGGATCATATACAGACTGACATCCTACACCTACTACCGGATTATCAATTATTTCATCAAGTTGTTCTATTTCAGGGAATGATGCTAATAGTCTAGATGGTAAGTATTTATTAAACCATTGCTTCATTCCGTTATTTGCAATGTTAGTTATACCTTGACCACCATATTGGAATACCTTACCTTGTGCTTGTGATATATAAAATAAACCTGAAGGAGTATTAATAACACTTCTTGCACTTTCACATGATCCATATTCATGTGGTAAATCTGCATTAGTTACATTTGTTTGTGGTATAGAAGAAAATAATCCACCATCTCCAATTGTAATTTTAGTGTTTAGATCTGTAGTTAATTGATCTACACCTTGAAACATTTGTGGAGATAAATGAGGGAAAAATATTATAGCTCCATTCTTAGATATAGGTTTAATTACATTTACTTGATTTTTAAAGTCTTTATAATTGTTAGGTAAGAATACTCTCCAGAAATCTAACTTAGCTTCTTTCTGAGCTTGTAATGAATACATTAACCTCTTTGGATAATGTGTATAACATTTCTCAGCAGTAATAGGATCATAGTCTCTAGGTTGTATTACACCAAAAGATATAAGCTGAGAAAATAATTTACTTTTTGTTAGTGACGTATCATACTTATAAAAATTACCATCCTTAATTATCTTAGCATCAAACAATCCTTTAATATCTGTATTCTCTAACCAATCATAATGTCTTTCACCATCTCTATCCTCCCAATCTCTAAGTGCCATGTTTAACTCTGACTCAACAAAAAAGTCTTGTATACCATTAGAATGTGTATACATATAGCCTCTTTTATGTACAAATAATCCACCTAGACCTAAAGAATCATTTCCTGCACCACCACCTTCATCATCATCATCTATATTATTAGCACTTACATCTAAATTATAATAACCAGATGGTAAAGGAGCACCAGTACCAAATCCACCATCATTAGAAAAATCAAAATTTAAATTTATTAATGGAGCAACAAAAGCAGACATGTCATACTTTTCTGTGTTCATCCAAAACATAGGACATGGAGAGTTTTGTCTCATTTTATAGTTATAAGGAAAACCATCAGGTTGTTCATATAAGAAATCCCAAAAGAATGGTTTTATACTCTTTTCTGTATATCTTGCAATATAACAATCACCACCAAATAATAACTGAGTAGAAAATGCTGTTTCAGTATCTATGTTAATTACGTTAATATTAGAATCATATTCAGGATCAAAATAATCTATACAACCTCTAATTGGTATTTGTCTAATACCATCTATTTGTCCATACTGATTATCAAAGTTAACTTTTAAACCTCCGTAGTGAGCTGCAACACGTCTAACAAAAAAGTCACCAGTATTATCATCATTAAAAGATGGTATAGCCTCACTCATTAAGAATCTAGAATTATCAGTGACACCCGCACCCCAATTTTCTGGTAATGTTAAATTTGTACCATCATCATCATCTCCAGTTTTAATAACTACTGTCTTTGGTCTAAATAAATTATTTACTTTATGTGTTGAATCTATATTTTGAAAACTATCAGCTACATATCTTGCCTTATCAATAGTAGCTCTAAAATTATCTGTTACACTATATTTTCCACCAGAAGGTGAATTGTTAGCAACATAAAAACCATGTCCATTATATTTAATAGCATGTTGCTGATAACTAGCCATGTTATAAATTAGATCAATTATAACTTGTCCACCATCTGCCATCAAAGTTAAAAATGACATAACTGATTGTGCTATTTCTATTGCACCAGGTAATGATTTAAATCTACTACCTTTATGTTCAACTTGTTTTTCTGGACCTTCACTACCAGGAACAGTTTTTGCAACTTCTTGCTGTGCTTTTCTACTTTCATCCATATATCTTTCTTCCGAAGCACCTGGACCTGCAATAGAACCAAAAGTCATTTGAGATTCCCTACCTACAAGAGGCAGAATATTAGTTGATGGTGCTTCACCTGTTGCACCACTAGGATAAGTATAAGCTGCACCATCAGGAGTAGTGCCTGCTTGTCCTACTATAGCACCTCCCACTGTATCATCTGCAGTTTGTGCTCCAGCAGCTTGATCACCAGTTGCTTCAAAATATTCATTATTTGGAGAATCTGTCTGCCCTTTTTCTAATCTATGATCACCACCAAAACCATGATTCCAATCATTGTCATCTTCTTGTGTTCCTCCAAAATCACTTTGCTGTTGAGTTATAATTTGAGGACCATAACTTAAACCATATGTAGTAGTTGTTACATCAACATCAACAAAAAGACCTGTTAATCCACCAGTACCTGTTGTATATGCTTCTGTTCCTCCACTAACAGTAAACCCTTGTTCTGTTATTTGTCCATGCTTTATATTATCTTTTCTTTTTTTCTTATTATCATAGATAGGTCCTGGATCTTTAGCTACAGACTTTACTTTAGCTTCTTTCATTTTAACAACTCTTTCACCACGCAGTTGTTGTATAGCATAACCTGCACCAATAATAGCTGCTATAATAGCTGAAAAGTTTCTTAGAAGTTTTGCGCCAGGATGTTCTTCTGATACAACAAAGTTACCTAATGACTTACCGCTACTAACACCATAGCTTCTTACTTCAAAAGGATTTAAATAAACTCTGTTAAAAGATGTTTCAGGAGAATGGAATGTATAAAAATCTTTCCTAGATACTTTTCCATATGCATCTCCTTTTTTATCAGCACAACCATTAATAGTATGATATGGATCATCTCCATTGTCATTAAAAGGAAAGTTAGCTATTAACCCTACTGTTCCACCTTCATTATCATTATCTAAGACATACTGTCTCATATTTCTTAAAAGGCCTTTTGCTATAATAGATTTATTTCCTTCTCTTGCTCCCACAAGTATTTCATATCCTACTAGATTAGGAATAGGTTGTCCTTGATTATCTGTTGGCCAAAATATATTTGTAAACTCTACACCTAATACATATATTGATTGACCATCATTAGAATTCCTTTGTGTGGTCCCATTTGGATCTGTAAGTTCATTAGGCATTTTATGATGTCTAATATTTTTACCACATAGATCAGCCCACCTAACTGGATCTGTTGCAGGATATCTTTCTGTAGATTGCCAATAACCCATTTTACCTTTAGAAACAACTACACCACCATCATCAGTTACTGAGTTTATAGCAACTCCTGGTAATGTTGATTCAACTGAGGCTGTATTATAAACTCTCCAGAAAGGTTCATTTGTAGAAAGTACATTACCACCAGCAGCTAAGTCTCTTGTTTCATCATCTTCTGTACCATTTCCAAAAAGTCCTGTACCAGCTTCTGATGTGGTATTAGGTGGTCTACCTGGTATATGGTATGAAGAAGATCTTTCACCTGTATTGTAAACAAACCTTATAAAGAATGCATATTGCTCATCCCTCATAAATGTAGGTTTATTACCACCATTGTAATAATAATCTGCAGGATACTCTGTAGAAACCCAATGTGTTTGTATGTTATTTGCTATAGGTTGATAATTAAAATCAAAGTCTTCATATGGACCTTGTCTAATAAGATAGTCATTTACAACATACATCTTATCAGACTTTTCAATAACTGGTAAGCTTAAAGGTATAGTAGATAAAGGTACTGATTCTAGTTTTTGATCTATAAAGTCTAAACCAATTCTAGTTTGCTCAGTGCTATATAAACCAATTTTCTTAGCTTGCATTTGTCCTTGATTATTACTAACAATAACCAACATATAAAATTCAAATTCTTTATCTAAATTTGTTACTTCTATATCTAAGGATCCTGCAGTGTCTTCATGATCAAATAAAGGTTGAACATTTGAAATACCTATAAAGTCTCCAACCTTTTGTTCATTAACTGTATAAGCAATAAAAGCTTGATATGATCCATTTCTTAATTGACCTCCATCTTTATTCTTATTAATTTTTACACAAGGTACATCAACTAATGGTGCTAAACGTATCCATTCACAATTAAGTCTTTTAGGTTCTATTGGAGCATATGTAATACAATCTGCGTTTTCAGTAGATGTAACTTCTAACTGCCATGGTATACGGTCTAAATTAAGAGTTCTAGAAGGATTATTACCATCATCCCAATATACTTGCCAAGAGCAATCAAAATTTTCTTTAGAAGCTCCTGTTATTAAGTGTAGTTTATTAAAGTTTAAACAAGGATCATTAACAATAGTTTCATATGTACATTCACTATCATCAAACATACCTATTTCACTACTTGTATTGTCTGTTGAATATATAACCCATTTATCTCCGTAAAGATATATAGTTCCAATTATTGTATATGGTACAACACCACATTGTAAATTAGCAGGTTCATTACCAACTGTACCTACATCACCATCCTTAGAATTATTTATTAAGTTACGGGCATGACTCCAGTTCTGCTGTCCCACCAAGGAAGCATTAGGATCCTTTGTCATACCTTTAACAAATAAATCTGTATCGGTCTGAGATGTATTTTGTGGTTGAAACTTTTGATCTGCCATTACAAACTATTTTATCTTCTTGGTGCGTGACTTCTAAACATATCATAATAATTACAATATTGTGCTTTTCTATTAACTTCCCAAATTTTTTGCATTTCTTTAAAGTCAGGTGTATTAATAAAACCTAATGCATTGTTTCTAGAAGCTCTAAGTCTTTGTTCAATTAAAGCTAATTGTTGTGATGCTCCTGCCTCACCAGCAAAAACCATATTCTCTAATATTCTTTGTTTTAATGCATACTCATAATATTCATTACAATATGGATGATCTAAAACTAATAAATTACCTTCCTCATCTTCCATTGCTCCTAAATAATTTAAATAAACTTTACCAGCCTCAAAACTTGTTAATAAATATCCGTCTTTTATTTCAGCAATATCAATTGCCTTTTGATTTATATTTGGGCAATCACATTGTACAGAACTACCAGCTCTTATTGTTAAAGGAAAAAATCTAGTATATGTTCTATACTCTTCAGCACCTACATATTGAATGACCATATATTCTTCATGACCTGTGATCGTTCCTCTAGCATCTTTAATTGGACATGCTTGAACTACACATACATCTTTACATGTAGGATCATCACATGGTCCTATATCTCCACCATCTGGAGATGGTACATACTTTGGATGTGTTGTATCTATGTGTGTTCCTGAAGGTGGTGTATTAACTACTTTGTAATCACCACAAACTAAAGCATAATTAAGGTATTGAAAATCTGTAGGAAGTTTACCTTTTTTATGAGATATATCAATTACTGCATCTTTAGTTCTATTTATTCTTAAACCTAGATCATAGTTTACACGTGTAGCCACTTTAATTAACTGTTGTGGTTCAATCATACCTTCTAGTGCTTGACTAGAAAAGTCAATACTAACATCATTTAGTAACTGATCAAAAGTTCTATATTTATGTGATAGTGCCATTATCTATGTATATTTATTTTATTATCTGAGTCTTCTGGTGGAATTTGTAATGTAGTACCCATCTGAGCTATTACCTGAGTTTCTATTTCAGCAAATAAAAATTCAGGTATAAAAATTTGTTGAGTATATCTAGGTTTACAATTGTCTTCAGTATCACAATTCCAATGAGAAATATCTCCTTCAAAAATACCTTCTATCTTTACAGCATCCCATTCTACATTAGGAAAATACATATAACCATTTAACCACCAAAAATATTTATTCTTATTATATTTAAATGATGTTGTTTTTGTCATTGATGTGTAAGTGCCAGGGCTTGTAGGTTGACACTCAATAGATCCGTCTATAGAAGAAACAGTTCTAATTAGTGGACCCCAGTATCCTTCCATAAATGTTGGAAGTTTATGTTTAGTACGTTTAATAGTACATCCACTTTGAATACCAGTGCATTGAGCTTCTACAGTATCTACCTCTATTAATTCAACAAATGGCAATGGTTGCCATATACTGTTAAATTTCATAAGTTTATTTGCACTGTCTTGCCTTCTCATTAAGAGTTGAGCAAACTTCAATATTAAGCTGTATATGTATCTATCTGTTACAAACGCATCTTGAGACTCAGCTTTCATTTGGCTTCTTACTCTAGATACTACATCTGCTATTGTTGTCATAATTACAATTTTTCTTTTTTGTACATATCAGCCACTCTCTTCTTACTTTCCATCACAATGTATTTATTCCACTGCTTAGGGTAACTCTTAGCTACAGCTCTTTTAAATTGTCTAACAGCTTTAAATTGCCATAATTCTCTATTCTTAAATCTATATTTAGTAGATAGATTTGTATAGAATATTTTAGCTATCTTTCCATCTGTCTCCCAATTTCTATTCTGTAGCACTTTTCCATATTGTTTAGAAAGTGAATAATCTGTATTCACACTCTTTGCAGCTGGACATGTACCAATAAATAAATAACCTAGAGAGTCAGGTAATTCAACACCTCCTCTATTATTAATTACCGCCTCCCATATCTTTGTATTGTACAACTTAATAATATTTTTAAGCTTAGTATTATCTATATTTCCATATGCTGGATGTTTATCTTTAAATTCTTTAATAAACTCAGCATTTAATAATCCTAGAACTTTTTCCCTATATCTAGGTGCTTTTAAGTTTGGAGCTTTAAAATTACTTATCATACTATACAATATAATTTACAAAAAAAAGGGGATTAATAAAAGTTTAAGATGAATAGATTAGTCAGGAGAATATGTTAATTCACATATGTTGCCTTTATTGTAATCATGTAATTCTATTACACCAGATCTTTTTGATCCAACAAATTTGTTATGATAGTGCCAATAATCTGTTCTAGAAAGACTTGGAAGAATCTTTAACATAAAACCAGTACGTTCATTTGTAGTTATATATTCTACTTTCTTTTTGTGGTGTAAATGACCAGTAAACAGTGTTCTATTTTTTGTTACACCCCATTGCTGTGAAAACTCTGTAGCATAAAGTAAAAGAGAATTTTTAGTATTTACATCACCATGTTCAAATGCAAAAAAGTTATCACCCCAAGTATACACTTTTCTTTCAAGATATGTTGTATCCCATAATATATTCGGATCATCTATTGCTTTAGATAAAGCATGAGCTAAATGAAATGAAGATAATCTATCATGGTTACCTGGTATATAAACAACTTGCAGATCTTCACAATACTGCTTTATAAAATTAATACTCCAATACATTGCATCAAAAGCTTGCATGTATGCATCCGTAGCAGTAGAACAATTATCTAGTGGTGTTCCACTAGTTGTAGTACCAGCCCAACTATCCATATTCATAAGATCACCACCTACAACATAATATATTTTTTTAAGATTATGACTTGCATGTGCTCTTTCCACTAGATCCATTATAGTTTCTTCAAAGTCTTTATCTATAGTTTCATTACCTTGTTTTCCAAAATGAATATCTTGTAATGATAGTATAGCACACACATCTTTTTTACTTTGACTTTTAATTCTTTTAACTGGTGTAAATTTCTTTGGTTTCCAATTATCAAGTAATTGTTCTATGTGAGCAGTATCATCATTTTTAAGCTTTGTAATTAAAGCTGATATACGCCAATGATCTGACATTTGTTTATTCCAATATTGTGACAACTTCCATTGCGTTGTATCAATATTTAATATTTGTATAATTTCTTCAGGAGATTTAGGTTCTGTATGTGATATTCCAGTAACTTTTCCTTGACCTTTTTCAATATCATATGATGATGTACAATCATCTGTAACATATCCCATGTCTCTCTCTTCTTTTCTTTTTTCTCTTTCTTCTGCATAAATTTCTTTTTTTACTTTATCAAATTCTTCTTCAGTTATCCCTAATCTTTCTGCACAATATTCAGAATTTTTTTTCCACTTAAGTGCATTTTTTACTTTTTCTTTTAGACTCATAACAAGATTAATATATTAATAATGGTGCTAAATATACAAAATTATATTTAATAAAAGAAGAACCCCAGATTTTCATCTAGGGTTCAAGAGCGTTTTGTAGAGTTAAAACCAACAAAAAAACCTCCACGCTTCGCTATGGTAATGTGATATATAAGTTAGTTGAAGATAAACCATTAATAGTAAAACCATTAACAACTGTCATAACTTGAAATATATATGTCTGTCCTGATACATATGGGAATACACTTGATGGTATAGTATATGAATTATTGTTTACAGGTATAATAGGATTTGTTATAATGGTAAAATTATTTGGTTGTTCTATTGTAGAATATCTAATTGAAAATCCATCTACTGTTCCAAGAGGTGCATCAATAACACCACTATATCCCCAATTTAAAGTTATACTAGTAGATGTTACATCTGTAGCAAATAAAGGTGTAACAGCTATATTATTATCTAAAGCTTGAGTAGATTGTGCTCCTAGTACTAACATTAACTTTTGCATAAATGATTCTAGGCTTTCTCCATGCACCATACAAAAATTTTGTCCATTTATCTCAACACAATTCATTGTATTCTCTACACCCCTACAATTCTTAACACATTCTAGACACTGAATATCTTCACAAGTATTAAAAACATCTGTACAACCTTGACCAGCATAACCTGTTAAACAATTAGCAGGTATAGTAAATGCTGTGTCTTTACAAGCACATGGTGATGAAGTAGTATTTCCGCATTGATTACAAACCATTTCTTTAAATTTTAATTATTAACATCCACTACATATTTTTACATGATCCCAGAATGGTGATCCTGCAGTCTTATATTGAGCAACAGCTCTACTAGAACTAGTAGTTCCATCATATACTGCATACCATCTATCATTGATTAACTCATCATTCTTTGTACCACCTGCTGAAGTAACATTACTAGTATTACCTCCTTGTATACTACTAAATGCTGGTACAGATGTATCAAATAAAGTTCCTGTACTATTATATATTTCTACAGTGCTAGCATTTAAAGTCTCAGCATCAGTGCATGCAGCATCACAAGCTGAAGCTTGACCAAATTGATAATGACCATGACTATCCATTCTTTGTACTAAAGGTAAAGTAATAGCACAATTAGTACCTATATAGTCTAGACTTAAACCAAATAAACTAGCAAGAACTTTTTTAAATGATAAGTTTGTTGTAGCAAAGTCATCATCAGTTTCCATTGCCATAAATGGTACAAATCCATATTCATGTAAACCTTTTATAGTTCTACCTTCTGTTGCAGTAGTTCCTGTATACGGTACAGATACCGCAGCTACTCCTGTTTGTAAGAATCCTTGTAAGTTAATTGGATAAGTATTACCTCCTGTTACAAGACCTTTAAATTCTCTCTCTACAACTGTAGTTCCAAATAAAGCACCTGCCATTTGTAATGCTGTAGCAGCTGATTCATTATTATTACCATCAATTATTGGCATTAAAATATGTCTATATTTACCAGCACTAAATTGAGTATATGTAACACTATTAGAAGTTCCCCATGGAGTTCTTTTAGCAGCATCATAGTCTAATAAATCTAATAAAGCTTCATAATCTTCTTGATACTTAGTTGTACCAACACCTCCATTAGTAGTTGGTTGACTTGTAAATCCAGCACCTAATGTAGAGGATCCATAAGTACCATATGAAGAAGTAGAAGCTGTTATACTTACTACATATGCAGATGCCGGAACAGGAGCTCCGTATGCTGTAGCACTCCAATATGGTGGAAGAGATCTAACATTATCATACCACTGACCATCTGATGGTGTACCAGCATGCGTTACACTACCTGATGCACCAAGTTTCATATCTACTAATGCTTTTGTATGTTTTAAATAATCACCAGTAGTAGCTCCTGTAATAGGTATATAATATATAGTACCTGTCCATGATGAACATATAGCTTGTATATCTGTTTTAACAGCCTCAAAAGATTGTTTAATCTTTAACCCTGTTGCATATGATGTAGTATTAGTATCTATAAATACATAAATGTCTGTATCTTTATTTGGTAATGCAAAAGTTTTTTGTACAGGAACTAAGTTATTTACTTTAGCACCACCACTATCACAATCAGTAACTGCCTTTGCAACAAATGAATCTGCTCTCCAATCTGTATCTGTTGTTTGTGTATTAGCATATCTAAACTTAGCAATCTTTTTGTCTAGCTGTGTTGTAGCAACAGATGTTCCATATATAGGTGAATTATTTAAACTCCATGTAGGAGTTTCATCATCTTTTGTATGACCAACTAGTTGACTATGAGTATCTATTCCTGAGTTTGAAACTGCATAATAAGGAAAAGAATCAGTTCTACCATATTCAATTCCAGATATAACACCATCATATCCTCTTATGTAATAAGATTTACAATCACAACAAGCAACAACTTGACTTACTTGCTTTGTAGTATTATCAATTAATCCGTAAACATAATAACTAACATTAGTAGGTGATATTATAGATCCAACATATTCCCAACCACTTTTTGTATCATTACCATCAATAACACCATATCTTGTAGATACAGGATATGAAGTTGTACCACACATTATTGATTGTGTTGGATTATTACTTACAAATGTGCCATATGAAGTTATATCTCCAGCAGAAGATGTAGTACCATCTTGAGAAACTCCATAATAGATACAAACATTATTAGAAGAATCAAAACCTAAAATTGTTTCTTTTACAGAATCTGCTGCACCTAATCCATCATTATAACAAGCAATCTTTAATTGACCTGCTCCTTCTCTAAGATCTCCATACTCAGTTTTAAAATCATCATATTCTATAGCTGCAGTTGTACAAGCCGGTACGCTTGTTGTTATTTTACTTTTTGCACAGTCAGTTGTTGTTCCTCCTGTAGGACTAGTTAATCTAGGATAAATAAAATATGATTTACCTGAATCTAATCCAGAAACAGTATTAGTTCCATATCCTGATGGTTTATCATACATTTGCACATTAACTTCGTTTTCATTAGTATCTTCTACAACTATTTCTAATTTATATTTACTAATAGCAGCACTTGCAATAAATGAATAACTAAATCCAGTATTAGTAATCCCAAATGTTGTTATTGGTGTACACTTACTAGAATTATCTAAAGTTTGTGAAATTGTTCTTGCGCATTGTGAAGAACCATCTGTAAAACAAAAATCTACAATTATTTCAAAGTTACTTGTAATATCTAAATGTCCTAAATTACCAATAACAAAACCACTTTCATTATTAACAAATTGACTTACCTGTACATAACGTGTTATAGAGTTTAAACCTTTATCTTTTATAGTAACTTTAGTTCCTTTACCAGTAGGACTACAATCTGTCCATGTTGTATCAGGTAACTTAGTGCCCATAAAATCTATTACAATACCAGTTACTACATCTACAGCATCAGTTCTTAACCTTGGTTTAAAATCATAAACCACATCACTACATTGTGTACTAATTAAACTTTTCTGTATATCAGTTAAACTTTTTCTTACATCATCATGTGACATCCAAAGGTTACCAATTGAATCAGCAAGATTAGAAGGATTTACACTCCAACCAGGTATTGCAGACATTGTCCCAGTTCCATTAAGTCTTTTCTCTGCATTAAGACCCTGTGGTTGTTTTCCTGTAGCAGCTGAAATAGAAGAAGTTCCTCCCACTGCTTTTCTATGCACACCATAGTTTTGTTCTAGTTGTGCTAACATAACCTGCATATCTACAGGTTTGCCTATTTGATTACCAACATATCTAGGTACAACCTTTGGTGGTACATATGTTGTTTTTACTTTTCTTTCTACATTTTTAACTCTTTCATCTAACTTAGATAAATCAGTTCTCATCCTGTGAGTGTTTGTACAACATTCACATAGATAAGCAGCCAAAACTTCTATAGCCATAGCTAATCCAAAGCTTTCAGGCTGTTTCATTGGATGTAAATCCTCTATAGTATTTTCAAGACATTTATAAGGAGTTAAATCAACAGTACATTGTGATATTATACAATGATCATGCATGTCTTCCATTAAAGTACAAAGCTCTGCTGTTATAAGATCTACAAGACCTGTAAAATCTTCTGGTGTAGTACCAGTTTGTTCTGTAAGGCAAGCAAAATTAAATTGAGTAATATCTAAGTCTGCACCCGTTTGATTATTTATACCAGCTAATATATCACATAATTGCTCACCCATCTTTGCAATAACAGCACTTACTGTATCACCATTACATAGGTTTAAACAAGGAATATCTGGTCCTTGCCAGATTACACAGTTAGAAGAAGTAGATGTTCCACATCCATTATTATTTCTATGACCTAAATTACTTGGTATCATGAATATGTTCTTTATTTTATACTAGTATATATAATAATATACAAATTAATTAATTAATTACCAATTTAACACTACCATTTAAAACGTCTCTGGGTTAGGTGGTGCAGGAGGTATTGGTGTATAACTACAGTCATCCTCCTTTCTGATATAACAATGTAATTCTGGATTAGCACATGTGCACTCTTTTCCATCATCAATTACTATATCTATTTTCTTTTGATTACAGTTACCTGTTGTTGTAAAACAGAAACCACATATATCTAATGAATGTTTAGTATTTACAGAAGCTTTATCTATAGTATGTACTAACACACCCTCATCATTTGTTTTACCTATTAAGCCACCATCTAATACTATTTCCCAATTAGGGACTACTTTACCACATGCATCTGTTACTGTTATGTATAAACACTCTGAATCACATTTGCATTCTGGCTCTCCTGTTATATCATATGTTGGTTCTGTACCATCAATTGGACTATTTAATGTTGGCCAACCTTCACCACAAAATACACATCTCTTACAAGGATCTTCTTCACAAACTAATGTTATAACATTTTTAACAGTTGATTTATATTTATCAAACTCTCCACTAATACAGTTTTGAGGATTAGGATAAACATTATGATCAGTACCGGTAAATTGTTGCCAATCACCTGCCCATATTTCAAAGTCATATACTTTTTTACCGCTGTCCACAGGATCAACAATTACCCATCTAATCTCATCACCTTTATAAGCTCCAGTTTTTCCTGTAACACTTGTATCATCTGCATATACTTTAAATTCTAAAATAGGATTTTTAGGATCATCTGGATTTTCAATATAATCACAAAATGTACCATCAGTAACATCTGTTGTTGTAGTAGTTGTAGATCCACTATCATTTGTAGTTGTTGTAAATGTTGGATATCTACATTCTCCCACCACTATCCAATCTTGATTAGATCTACCTGCTAAACAAATTAATTTAGCTGATCCAGATTCATTTGGCCATTGCGTTATAAACTCTTTATAAAACCAAACTGCTACATAACAAGGTTGTGGTGTAGGATGTCCAAAACTTTCACATGGTGGACAGTTAATTGGAGAGGGAGATGGATCTCCGTATTGTACCCATTCAGGAATAGGTTTAGAACAATTTACCCAATTAGTCTCTGTATATTTTTTTGTATATGTAGTTTTCTTCTTGCTATCCCAATCACATAAAGCTTTTTGTATAGAATGTTTATGTTTAAGATCTAATGAACAGCAAGTATTGATACCAAATCTTTTTGATCTAAAATCTTTAAAGATAGTGTCAGCAAACTTTTGTTGTATCTCAATATTTTTAAGTATGTTATCAGATCTCTCCATTGATCAAAACTAATTTATTAATTACAGCAATTAGGATCACAAGTAATCTTTTGCAATTTTCTAAGTGCAAAATTGTACAACTCCATTCCTTCACTTGGACTGTGGCAGTATTCTACTTTTGCTTTTGCAGCATCAATTAAGGTTTTGATATATTCCATTTCATTAATTAAAGCCTTTTTTTCTGAACTTGGTTCACAGGCTTTTAAATCCATATCACAAAGTTTTTTGTAGTACATTTTTAATATAGTAGTAGTTCTTAAATGATTGTACTCTACATATGATTTGTCATGTGGTTGTACTCTATATCTTACCACATATATACCATCAGGAAATGAACTTCTTGTTGTATTGCATTGCACTGTTTGTAAACCAAATGCACATGCATTAAAATCCATTTTAAAATTTTCTTTAATTTCAATTAGCTTAGGTGAATTAAAACCAGGAGCAATAACTAAAAGCTCTGGACAATCTACAGGAACAACACTAGAATAGTCACTAGTATCCCATATAGTAAAGATCTCACAGTTAGCAACAGTTGGTATTTCCAAACTCAAAATGTGTTTAGCTGCCATAAATTATCAGATTAAATATAATACTTCTTATAAATAATATACAAAAAATATTATCTATATAGAAATAAAAAAGGGGTAGAATTAACTACCCCCTTTCTAAAAATTAAATACTAATCAACTATTATGTTGGAATAGTATCATTTGGATACTGTGCTTCAAGCCCTGCATGCTCTCTAATTCTTTCTAAGAAAGTCTTAAATAAAGTTGCATTAGCATTCACACCCCCTGTAGTATAGATAGTGTATCTGTACTGATCATTATCAAATACGCCAGATGGATTATTGTATCTTGGTACTGTGTGCTGTAAAGTAAACTTGTGATACTGTGCAGCAGTTGGGAAGTTATCCAACACTTCTTTAGACCCTTCTATTTGTCTAATTCTTCCAGAACTTTTAGCACCTTGGTGATAAGGATTCTGTAAATAATTTTGAGTTAATAAAAGATCATTAAGTGCATATGTACCATTTCCAATTTCATGAACAGGAACTGTTGTACCAGCTGTACCATCAGTAATGAAGAAGATATTACCATTTGTTTCTGGAGCACCATTGTCTGTATCTCCATCAACATTAAATAGTTTATCTGTAATCTTACAAGTAGCACAAGCTTTACCTGATTCATCAAGAACTTCAACATTAAGTAATAATGGTTCAGTATTTGTCCAATCTCTTGTATCAAAAGAACAAACTCCAAACTGAGTATCTACAACACCCATATTAAATATAATACGTGCTTGATTGTCAGCAGTCCAAGTTGTAAGACAAGCTTCAGAATCATATGCAGAAGTAGCAGTATTATTAGCTACAGTAATAGCATATGATGTCCATGCACCACCACCATTTGTAGAAACTTGGAAAGTAATATTCATCAATTTACTTAAAATTGGATGAACAGCAATTTTCTTAGCCCACTCATTAACAACTTTAATAGGATCTAAGAATGTTCCAGCAGTATTACAACAATTACATAATCCACCAATATCAATATTAGCATATGCATTATGATTTAATAATCTAAGTGCATCAGCTCCTTTAATATCAAGACGTAACATTGGGTCAGTCCCACATTCAAAACAACTTTTAGAAGAAGCAGCACCTTTAACTACAAGATGTGCTATTTGGTTTGAACCTGCAACTCCAATTTGAGTTCCTATTTGATTAATAAATCTAAATTGAATATCTTTAGACTTAACTGATTCTGAGTAACCTCCGTGTAATGGGTTACCTCCAATAGTATCTGTTTGCTGAAATGAAGCGTTAGCTATAATAAACTTATTTTGACTTCCAATGTTAAAAATACCACCAGTAGTTCCACCTGCAAGGGTAGATATAGCAGCAACATTGGCTAGTGCAGTATAAGTATCAGCATCATACAGACCTAAGTCTCCAATGGTTGTTAAAGCAGTTGTATTACCAGCTACTTTAAGACCACCAGATTTTAAATAAAACGCTTTATGATAAGCGTGATTAAAATGTGCCATGTTAAAAAAATTTAAAAATTAATAATTACAATTATAATGGTTTTATATATATAATATACAAAAAATATTAATATTCATTGTATACTAGTTATTCTTTTCTGATTGCTGTTGACCTCTCATCATGTTATTAGCATCACTAATATCACCAGCAATAATACTAATAGTATCATCCAATATGTTCTCAACAATGTCATCTTTAAATTCACATTCAACATCTACTGTTGATTGAACACCTGTATATGGATCTATACTATTTGCTATCTCTATTCTTCTTGGTTTTCTATAATAAATCAAATGTGGATCTACAATAAAAAAGTCTTTTCTCCAAATTCTAATTTTATGATCCCTAAGTGTACAATATGTTTCAGCCCAATCCCAACTTGGATTCTTTAGAGGATCTCTTAATATTATATCTACATTACCAACTTCAGATAAATATGTAGTCAAAGATCTTTTTTCTTGACAACACTTTTCTTTATCCATACCTGGAGCATGTCTTTCCTCTTTAGTAAATGTTATAATGTCTTCTGGTATACAATCAAACTGAGGATTGTCTGGATGTATCTCCCAAGATTCACCATCCCCAGGCTGAACAGTATATGTTTTATTACAACAATCACACCAAGGATTAAGATACTCAGGCATTGTTTCCATTGCTTCTATTGGATCTGTAATACTTCCATTTAGCCAACCTGATGATAATTTGTAGTTACAAAATCTACAAAATTGTGTTGGTGATAAATTGCTACCACCTATTGGTTCTCCAAAAGGAGGGCCAGATGGTATGGTGCTATTAAAACTTGGAGCACCTAAATGTAAATAATCTTCAAAACCTCTTTCACAATCCTGACATGTTTTCTTTTGTACATTTTCAATATTAAACTCTACTATTTGTTGTGCATTTGCCCTTATTCTTTTAAACTCTAAATATGAAGTATCATATATAGCTTCAAAATTATTACTTTCAAAATAACCAAAAGTATCATTATAAGGAACATCCGTTCCAGTAAGTGGTGCTTCAACTAATAAGATTTCTAGATCATCTATACGTCTCTTAGACATCTCATCACCTTCTTGACGTGCATTAGTACCTCTAAGCTGTCTTCTGCACCACTCTATCTGTGCTTTGTTAAAAGCTTCAACAATTTGCCAATCTTTTATATTGTCATAATCATTACTATCAAGCTTATTAAGCCTTTGCTTTATCTTAACTTGTAATGTAGTATTGTTCATATTTAATTAATTATGCATTCCAAAGAGTTTCTACCCTATTAAGTAAACCATTATAGATTTCCTCATTTAAAGGACTTTCTAAAAATAATTTTACTTCTTCTGTAGTTTTACCAAGTTTTGCATTGAACTGTGTCTCAACAATAAACCCACCTTTTGATGTTATAAAGTCATAAACAGTTGCATCTTTTATAAGAGCTAAAATTTTCAAATCTTTTAGATCCATTCTAGAAACATCTAAGAATCTCTTAGCAGCTTTTTCTCTGTTTCTTTCAGAACCTTCTCCATAAATGTATGCATCCATATTCTCATATATTACATCATTTGGTGTAGATTTTATATATTGAGTACTTTCAATATCTACAACTTTTGCAACATATAATAGTTTAGTAGGATTAGAATCATACAAACTAGTCAATGCTGCTAATGCTCTATTTCTTACTTTAGAAATACTTGTTCTTTCACTTACAGTATCTTCTATTTCATCTAAATAAAATTTAGCACCAGTAGTTTTAGCCTCTGCTAAATTTTTAGCAACAATAGAAAATCCTCCTGCTTTAATAGCAAATATTTTAATTAGATCATAAGGATCTTTAGCTGGATCTAAATACAAAGGATCATTTCCACACTTAACTGTGATCTTTGACCATAATGTATCATTATCTGGTCTAAGTAGTTTTACATTATTCCAGAACATTGGATCATTAATGTCTAATATATTTTGTGCTAACTCTGCTTCAAGTTGTGCAACAGCTGTTCTTATCTCTTTAACTTTTGCAGCCCTATCTTTAGCATTTAATCTTTTTACTTCTGGAGCAAACTCATTAAGACCTGTTACGTATCTCTTTACTCCATTTACTTCCAAACATGAAAGAGACTCTTCATGATATACTCCTGCAAAAAGAGTCATACCATAATTTTCTAATCCCATGTTTTCTTTATCAGGATCAAAATAGTTACGGATACATATAGTTTGATCCTTACCAGTTTGATACTGTTCTATCATATTTATTTCTTTTACTTGCTCTACTTGTGGAGCTCCTAATGTTTCAGTAAAAGTAGGTTCTACAACCGTTGTTGTTTTTTCAGTAGTTTTTTTCTTTGTCATTTTATATAATATTAAAAGGTTTATTAAAAAAATTTAAAAGAGGGATCCTTAGATCCCCCCTTTAAATAAGTAGATATTAGAATGAACCACCCGTGATTGGATTCTTCATTACAATCTTAAGGACTTTAGTCGGGTCTTTTACCCATACAGCAGGCATGGTTTGAGTCATATAAACTCTATACCCATTGAAGTTACCAGAAGAAGCAAATCCTTGAGTTCTTCCCATATAATCCATAGTTCCATTTTGGTAGAACCATTTCAATTGATTATCCCATGAAAGTTTCAGTAAGTGGATATTATCACTTCCTTCATCAGTAACATCAAAGATTATAAATGAATAAGAGCTTAATGGTCTTCCATCTACTAATGGATTTTCAACATCATTAGTATGAAGATTGTCAAACGCTGGATTCAATACAAACTTAACATTAGCTAAGAAAGGAATAATGAATGATGTAAATGACCATCCATAACCCATATCCATACCTGAACCTGTAACAGCACCAACAGCGTCAGCATTGATTACCCATGGAGCAGCACCATCGTTAGCATGGTTGATGATAGAAACATCATCTTTAATTGCTTGGTTAATCATTTTCATACCTCCAATACCTGTTTGTACAATAAGTTCACGTTTTGGATCTGGACCCTCAAACTCAACTTTACCTTGGTAGAAGTTATATAATTCATTCTTGAACATATCTAAGCTAAAGTTTCCTTTATTATAAACACGTTTGAATGAGTTATCTAATTGCTTCCAAAGACCAACAGATAATCTAATATCATCTGGTCCATCTTGCTTAACTCTACCACCATGTCCCCACATTAAGTAAGTCTCAATATCAGATGCAACCTTAGAAAGGTGTGCAGCTTCCATATTTGTAAGGAAAGTTCTAGAAAGATCACCGTTATCAAACGCTCTCTTTACATAATCTTTACCCATAATTTCAACCATACTCTCAAGTGAAGAAACAGAAGGATTCATATTTTTATCAAAAGATCTCCAAATCTCAGTAACAGGAATAGTACCATCAGCATTCATTCCTCCTTTAAGCATTAAATCAGCTCTAGAAGAAACAGAATAATGAACATGTGCTTCAGCTCCTCCTACAAAGTTGTAGAACTCTCTGAATCCTGTATGTGTTTGAATATCTGAAAATCTTTCACCATACTCACCACGTGCAGAACCTTTTCTGAAGTACTTAGTACCTATCTTTTGGTAAACCGCACCTAACGTAGCAGTATTGCTATTATTTACTAATTGAACTGTATAAATGAAACCATCACCTTGTGGTAAGATATCATCAGCAGTTACGTATAATTCAGTTCCACCATACTTATCATAAGTAATAATGTCACCGTGTCCAAATTCACGTTTGTTAAACATGATCTTGAACTTTTGACCATCCGCTCCCATAGCTGAGGCACTATTTAAGTCCTTAACTATAAAAGGTAGATCTTGAGCAACGGCCGTTTGCCATTTATACTCCCCACGTGCGTTGTCCACCATGATTGTATTCTTTCCACCAAATGATGCTAATTGATATAAAGGCATTTCCACTTTTTGTGTCATTGCCCAAATGTCAATTGGCCCCATATCCATAGGTTCTGGTGAACCTAGCATCTGGGTTAAGTGATAAGAATCAACATGGGAATTCGCAGTATAGTTTGTATCCCTGAGAAACAGACCATTATTTAAAACTGGTGTTGCCATAATTGATCACTTTTTTAAAATTAAACATTAAACTAATATATTAAAACCTTTTAAATATATTTTTATTTTTTCTAGGTAACCTCCTAGTTGCTTTTCTTGAAGAACCTTTAGTATCTTTCATAACTGCAGCTGATGATGCTTTTTGTGATTGAGCAGTCTTCAGTTTTCTAACAGTCTTCTCTACAGCCTTTGTCTCTCCTTTCTTCATTATGTTTGTCTTATAACCTTTTGGATCTGCTAACAACCATAATGCTTCAGTTATTAACGGATAGTTTGGCTCAACAAACTGATACTTTTCTAAAAGATGTCCTAGTAAATTTGTATTCTTACCGTTAATAGAAGGATAAGAAGGTTGAACTAATCCATTATATAATAAAGACTGAGTTTTCCTATCTATCTTTGTTTCTCCTATTCTTCCATCTTTTAATGTGTTATACACATTCTTCATATAATTTTCAGATGCTTGTTGCTGTTGCTTCTTCTTCATTTCTTGTGCCTGTAATCTTTTAGCAACAACTTTCTCTTGCATCTTATCTAATTTTGGTTTGAACTTCATTGCTTGCTTTTCAAGCTTACCTAAGTCCTTCCATATTTCTATTTCTTCTGCAATCTCCTCTGCATTACCAAAACCAGTTGCAGTTAAATATTCTGTTATTATACGCTCTTGCCCTGTCTCTGACTTTGGATTAATCTCTCTAGTCTCCTCAACCTGAGCAAGTGCTCCAAATAAACCTTTTAAATCTGTCCCACCATCTGCAACATATCTTGCTGCTATTTGCAATTCTTCAGGTAAACTATTAAAGAATTGTTTTGGTGTTTCATTTCTAACAGATCTTGTTCTCTCATCCAAATTAGCTTGGATTAATTCTTCAAAATCTTTAGCACTATATTCTTCTATTGGCTTTTCATCATCAAAAGGAATAATCTTTTCATCCTTTATTAACTTTCCAAAAACATCTGCCATCCCTTGTATTGGCTTTCTTCCTCTCTTAGGTGCTTCTTCTATATCATCATCTTCTACACCATCTTTTAATCCTAATACTTCATCAACATTTATTTCTTCTTTTGGTGCCTCTACTTTTTGTTCAACAACCTCTTCTTCTTTTGTTTCTGTTTTAGCCTCTGTTTCTTCTTCTACTACTGGTTCCTCTACTTTTTCATCTAAAAAAGAAGTATCAACTTCTCTTTGCGTTCTGCTAAAAATGTTAGGTTTTTTATCTTCAGGCAACGTTATGGAATCTCCTCCAGGTGCTGCGTCAAATATTTCATCAAGGTTAATATCTACTTTTTCAACCTTTGTTTCTTCTACTGTTTTGGTTTCTTTTTCAGCCATAATATATTTGGTTTTTATTGGTTATACATATATAATATACAAATAATAAAACTATAAACCTTAAAAATTTTTTTCAATTTAAAAATTTATGATAGTATATAGCTATCATTATTTTTTCTACTATTTTTTGTCTTTTTTACCAGCATTTGGTGCATCATACTTGTTTTTATTTTCCCTTGCAATAGCCAACTGATCTTGTGATACTTTACGTTGTGTAGCTAATTTTTCTTTCTCAATAGACATCTTAGCTTCATCATTTGCAAATTTCTTTGCAGACTCCTCTCTTTTAAAATTCATATTGTCTCTATATTCATCTCTTTTCCTAATATCCTCCATTGCATCTTGGAAATCACTTTGCTGATTCTGATCTATATCCATCATAGCTCCATAACCAGATGCTCTAATTTCAGCAACTGTAATATCCTTCTGTCTTTCTTTCTCAGCTTCAACTTGTTTAAACTCTCTTTCAGCAGCTTGCTGTTGTTGCGTTGCTTCTAATTGTTGCTGTTGCATTTGTTGTTGCTGTTGCATTTCTGACTGTCTCTTAGCTTCTTCTTTTTGTTCAGCATCTTTAAGTATATCACTTACTTCAGCAATAGAGTCTGCTTTTATTATATTACCAAGATCAAATATACTTGCACCTGTTGTATTATTAGTCATAGCTAATTGTTTCAGTTGCTCTAATATTTGTCTGTGATTAGTCTTAGTTGTACAAAAAATATTAAAATCTCTCATTAATAAATCAGTACCATTAATAGTAAAGTTAACTTTTTCAGCTTGTGTAGATATATAGTTTAGTCTAACGCTTGGTTTAGAACTATGGTAATACTGTGATAAATCCGTTCTCATCTTATGTACCCTTGGCATAAGATTATCTGAATGTTGTATGAAATACATTTCCGTTTGTGAATATGATTGATTCATAGCTTGTACAACACCTGTAGCAGTTTGTTGTGCAACAGCTCCACCAAGTCTTTGTTGATTAATACCAATAGCATCAAATGCTTGCTGCTTAAAATGATTAGCTAATTGTATTCTAGACATTAATCTTCCTGATTGCTCTAAATTTAAAGTTTGATAATGATTAAAGTTTACAGCATTTTCAGTGTTTGTTATAGAAGTATCTAGTGGTAACATACCAAAATCTTTCATAGCAACATATGCTTTTGCCATATTATTCTTACCCCAATCTTCATTCATTGAATGACGTGGTAATGCATTTTGATCAAACATAATTACTGTACCTAATTCATCTACAAGTATGTCTGCTATTTGGTTATTTACCATATTATAACCTACTTGGTATGCTTTCATTAAATCAACAAGTGATGTTGATCTTGTATTTCTATCAGAAAATATTCTACCCTCTACAGGTAGTTTACATCCATATAAACTATTATCACCTTTAAACTGAAATTCTAATCTGCCTGGTTTAGGTTTATTTATACCAACATATATAGGATTGATTTCTGTTGAAGATTGTCTCCATGTAGAAGGTAAATTTGGACCTATCTTTACACCACCCCACACTTCATTTATCCATATCCAGTCTACATGTTCTCCCTCAACTAAATTATCTTTTGTCTTTTGTTTAAATAAGTTTGTATTATAAATTGGTTGTTCTGTTACTTTCCACGTTTCATCTACAATATGACTTTCTACTTCACCATCTGGTAAAACTCTAGTTAAATGTCCAACTTTTCTTTGTGTTTTCCAGTATACAGTTGTAACTCTTAACATGTTTCTTTCTCCCCATGTGTGAATATCTTCACCCTCTCCTAGTATTTGAGCAACTATATCTGTACCCCTACCGGTTCTATCATTTGTTCTACTAACAAATTGTCTATGTGCTAAACCTGGCATATTAGTATTCCATGCATGAGACTTACTTGAATCATAGTATGATCCGTCATTTTGCATAGCTCCAACTTGATATCTTGAAGACTTTACAGGATAAATATCTTCTAAAGATTTAAGTTGACCTGCATCCATTAAATAACCATAACAATCTATAGCATCAGCTATAGTCATCATTTCACATTTACCTACATAGTTAGCATCTGATATATATCTTGTGTCTGGTGACTTTTGATAAAATGTTAAAGATGGATTCCATAATTCAACTTCATAATCATCTTCCATCATACGGAAATGCCAAAACTCTCTATCACAAATAAGCATATCTCTAAATGCTCTTTCTTCAAGCTCTTGCATTTTAAATCTTTCTTCATCAACAACTAATTGATGAGAAGCCCATTCTTCAACCATGCTTCTATAGTCCTTTGTAAAGAAATCTTCTATTTCTGGTAATGATTTAATTTGTTGTGGATCTAAAGCTTTTTGTGCTTCTTCAGAAGCTGGGTCTAGACCTGACTCTGCTAACTTCATTGTAAGCTGCATTTTAGCATCCGTCAATAAATTTTCTTCAACTAATGCTCTTTTCTTTTCAAGCATCTCATTATATGATGTATCATCTACTGCTCTAAATTGAACTTTATTAAATCTTTTGGAAAACTCTCCTGATAAAACATTTATAACATTAGGAATTATAGGATAGAATTTTAACTCTAAAGCTGAATCATCTTCTTTTGTTAGAACATCCATAAGATCTCTATAGTCATTATCCTCTTCAACTATATAATCAGTTTTATCAATTATACCTTTTGCAAGTTTATAATTCTTTAAAATCTTTCTTGAGTTATGTCTAAGATAATCCATACCCTGCATCTCCAACCAGTCTATATTCCAAGCTGCCCAATTATCATCCTTTTTTTTGGCTGATATAAATTGTAAAGGTTGAGTTAAACTAGCTGAGACAGCACGTCCTTCTGTTTTAGCTCCCTTCTTTATTTGTAAGGCGTTCAATACCTTCATACTATTTATTCTTTTTAATTATATAATTAACAGGCATACTACAGCACCATGTTCCAGGATAACCAGTTGAGGAAGTGTTCCAATATTTTTCCATTATTTTATGTTTTTAAAAGCAGACTTCTTAAATTTAGTTCTATTTACACTTCTACTACGTCCTAAATTTTTAAAAGGTCTACTAGATAATTTATACATTTTTTGTGATTTTTCCAAGCTATCTACAGACTTATCCTTCTCTTTACGTTTAATATAACCCCTATTAGCTTGTTGTAGCTTTGCAAATGATATTAAAGCAGAAAATGAAACTAATCTATCCACGTTCAATCCTGGAAAGTATTGCATCATTTCTATTAATAACATTTTATCTGGTATTCTTTCTACTCCTAATGTAGAAGATAAAACTTCTCCATGTTCATTTAACTCTTGATCTATCTCTTCTCTAATCCATTCTATTGCATAAGATATAAGATGATTTTTAAATAATGTACCCGTATTCTTCCAACCATATTCTTGGAATACATTACTGTTAGATCCAAGATCTTTTAAAAATACTATTTGTTGTTTTGGTACTAAATACTTTTGTTTCTTTTTTGCTATCATATGTTGTATAAATAATGATATATTATTTTCTACTAATGTCCAAGCATTATACCATTCTATAATTAATTCTAATTGTTCATGTGTTTTGTTTATATCATCATATCTACCACACCAAGATGCTACAATTTTATCTCCTTCTGTATAATGTTCTAATCCTTCTGATGTTTCTCTTGTAACTTCAACAGGATTTTTATAAACAAATATACTACATAAAGAATCAGATGTGGTTGTTTTTCCTTCTGACACAGGGTCAATAGATGCATAATACATACTAAATGGTGGATTCTTTACAGGTCTTTCCCAAACTACTATGGATCCTGTTTTATCTTCCATCTTCTTTTTAACTGGAAAATCAGATATAGGTAGTTTAGTTGTAGTGCTTGCTACAATACTATTATCATCTCTTTCTAATTTTATAAACTCATATGAGTATTCTTTATCTTCTATCTTTCTTATTTGTTTAGATAGTATTGCTTGTGGAAAAATAGCAGCTTGTCTATAAGCAAAAGCTTCAGCAATGTTTATAGGTTTTTGTGATATTCTTAATTGAAATTGTTCAGGTGATAAATCTTTTTGCCATTGCATTCTTTCATCCTCTATTGCTTTCAATGCTTCAGGTACTAAACTATTACCATAATTATCAATATAAGGAGGCATAGACCACTGTTCTGGTATAAACAAACCAGCAATACCAATTGTACCTTTATCATCCATTAAATCCGTTTCTACAGCATATATATCATTTGCTTGTGGATTAAGTATCATTTCTTTTAATGGATTACATTGATCAAGATCACCAACAGATCCAGCAGCAATAAACATACCAGTAGTCATCATACCAGATGTCATAGCAGGTCTAATATACTCATATGTCTGATCCATCTTAGGTGCAATACCAGCTTCTTCATGAAAAAAGAAATTACAAGGTCCACCAACTCCAGTTGTTGCATTCTTTTCAAAAGATGCACCTTGTATTTTAGACATAAGCCCTCTATTAGTTTTTCTATTATTTATTCTAACTTCAATCTTTTGCTCCCACAGTAATACCTTTTCAGGAGTACATGGTCTATACCATGCAGTATGTTCATTAAGAAATGTTTTATATTCATCCAAAAATTTCCATGATCCTTTATCATTTATATAGTCTTTTAAAGATGCTCCTATCTTACATATAGATCCTTCTTCAAACCAAAATTGATTTATAATTTTTGCCATATGAAAATAAGAAGAAGCTATTTGCCTTTTCTTTAATATAGCAACATGTTTATTATTTAGTTCTGCTAGTATTTCATACAAAGCCATATGATATTGAGCATCTCTTACCTTAGCAAAACCATACTTCTTTTCTTCTTTATCAAAGATTGGTAAAAAGTTTAACCACATATAGTAATCTCTTGTAACATACCACACTTGTTTATCACCATGATATATTACACCTTCTCTACATTTTTCTTTTTGATCATTCCAATAGTTAACAAAATCTTTAGATCTAAAAGGTTTATCACAATAAAAACCTTGTTCATTAAATATTGTAGCCTGTTTATTAAATAGTAAAGCTGTTTTATCAAATTGATATTGGCCTGGCTCTCTAAATAAAGTGGTCAAATACTTAACAAAACTTTCTTTAGTTTCAAATTCAGTATATGACCACTTACCATCTTTATATGTAGGTACCTTTTTGTACATTGTTAGTTCAAGTGTGATATCTTACAAACCACTCCTGATTCTGATAACAACAAATGCTTTTCTCCATTATGCATAAATTCTTTTGCATTTGTATGCTCTAAAATCCATTGCACATGATCTCCTTCATTAAATTCATCACTAACTTTACTACCCTTAGAAATAATAGTTCCTTTGGGTATTTGTTGAATTTGTGATTCAGGAAGTAAAATTCCAGACTTTGTTGTTTCTTTTACTGGCACAGGTTTGACTAATAAATTGTGGCCAACAGGTGTTACTTTTAAATGTTCCATAGTTTTAAAATTTATAATTGATCATAAGCTAATCCCTGCCCACCGCGGACAGAGCTTTTTTGTTCATCCTTCATATCACTATACGCCCCTTTAAATGATTGTCTTATTTGATCAAATTTAGCAGCAGTGTTTACTAATGAAGTTAAATTACCGTCTCTACCATGCTCAATAGATGTAGTTTCCATATATCTAGCTAATCTATCTAACATAGTTTTTATACCCTTATATGCTCTATATGTAGGTGTTTGATACATTTCTTTACACATATCTAAACCTTGTCTTATTTCACCATCTTCTGGTGATTCTTCCAAACCTACTTCTTCTATAATCATATCTTCTTTTTCATGTTCAGGGAGATTAAAAAAAGGATTCATATCAGGATCTGGACATGTCATGTAAAATATATATTGATATACAGATAAATATGTGTTTGGATATTTATCCATAATCTTTTTTAGAGATTTTAGTGTATAGCAATGTTCTGTAGGAACTACCTTACCATTTTGTATATCAAATAATTTTATGAGCATAACGGATTATCTTTTAACCACATCATAAGACTTTGAACCTCTTGTTTTAGATATGGTAAATTATACATTTTTATTTCTTTTATAATAGGTTCATTTTGGTTATTATATTTAGTTATTGGATAGCCAAACTTATCTTCACCCTCCTTTTCAAATATAACATGTTGTATTGATAAATCCCCAATCTTAAGTTTTGGATTATGCTTTTTAATTATGTAAGCATATAAGCTTAATTGAAGGTTATAATGTTTAAGATTACAATCATCTAAATGACTAACAGGATTATACATCTTGGATGTAATACCTTCCCAATTAGTAAATCCTTTCTCTTTTATTTCTTTATTTGTTTTATAATCAAGAATATTAATTTTACCATTTACTATACTTACAAGATCAGCTTGACCACAAAGACCTGCAGATTTTAAATATACAAAGTGTTCTGGATATACACCTTCAGAAAGTTTTTGCTCAGGTGCAATTTTTATTCCATTTTGATCTACAATAGGTTTTATTATTGGAACCTCTGTACCATCTCTTTCAATAGTTTTAAACTCTAATAATCTTTTTTCTCTTTCATCATGATACCAATTACCTAGACCTATAGCTCTTTGAGATTCACCATCCCAAGCTGCTAGTATTTCTTTTGGTGTCATACCATACCACTTAGATCTTTTGTTCTTAGAAGATTTCTTAGCTTGTTTTTCTGCATCAAATTTAGGTTTAAACATACCTACAAATGATGTAACACTAGTCCACTTGATTTGATCTTTTTCAAGATTTTCATCTAATGTTTCATAAACATGTCCATCTGATTTAAATATTACTGGCATTACTTATATAAATTTTTACCTATTTGATCTTTAACTTTCTTTTCTGTGTCCTCATCCATTACGGCACCCCATTTACCTTTTGGACAACCAGATGATAGTGATCTTAACTTTAGTGCTAAACTACAACCACAATCAGCACAACAAGGTTGTGTTCCATTAACTGCACACTTATCACCTTTAGTATCTAAATACTCACATGAAACGCAATGATTATATCTAAGCTTTACAACTTGTTCAACATCATCTTTTTTGAAAATGTTATTCTTTACACCTTCTAAAATTTTATCCATGTTTCCAAAAGCAGCTATAATTTTATTTAGTCTCATTTCTAAATTTTTTTTTGTTATTTATTTTTTCTTTTAATTTTTCAAATGCTATTTCCATTTGTTTAAGTTTTTTCTTTACAGGTATATACTTTTCAAAACCTTTGTATGTCATTTTTTCAAGATTACCTATAATATCTTTATTTCTTTTTATAGCTTTTTCTAACTTCTTCTTTCTAAGTATAAATGTACCTAATCCTGTAACATTAATATGAGTATCACTTAAATCAGATAAATTTTTTCTCAATTTAGCATAATAAAAAGTTACAAGATCATCAACTACATCCTTATGTACACCTATCTCTTTTGATACATCTTCAAAAAAGTATTTATGATTCTTTGGTTTCAATTCCTAAAATTTTATAATCTAATAAGATATTATCTTCTGTTTGTATATTTATTTTATTACTAATAGATATTGTCTTTTTATTAGATCCTTCTTTTACAATTAAACCCTTCTTTTCTGCTTTTGCTAGTGCATTTCTACATGATTGTGAGCTTTTAAATATCTTCTTATCAGATATATCATTACAAAAAAGAGTTAGCTCTTTACTACCTTTTTTTGCAAGCTCTGCCAAACAATTAAGATCTGAATTACTTATCTGTATATTATTAAAAAAGCAATAAGTAAGGATTTGATATTTTACTACCTCATCCTTACTTGTTTTTACTTTCTTTGTTACTTTATTTACTATAGCCATGAATGTAATATATCTTTGCTTTCTAATAAAGTATAGGTAAATCTATTACCCCAAGTATCTCTTGCTTTTCTACAGATCTTCATAAATAGTTTCCAATCATCATTAGCTGCAATTACTTGACAACCAGCAGACCATTTGTCTACCTGACTAGATTTTTTACCAGCCCACTTGGTAGCTCTATGTATGTTGATACCAAATAAACCTGTTTGTACAGACTCTTCAATAAGATTGTACATATGGTCTCTGTTATCATCTCTGTATACTGAAACAGGTCTATCTTGACCTAATGCTTCATATCTACCTTGGTGCTTTCTTATTATATGACTTCCTCTATATTGCCCTGGT